AGGAAATACGAAAAGGGTTATATCAACTCTTGCAGCATGGGTCATAACATTATAGAGATCAGCGGTGATCTGACACTTGCGGATCCGGGGCAGATATTTGAGACAGTGACTAAGACCGAACTACTGGAGATCAGTATGACTAATGTACCGGGCGATCGTGATGCAGTGACCATGAAGCTGGATAATGGCGAAGTGGTGGAGCTGCCAAAATTAGTATTAAATAATTCATTAAATAAAGAAACAGAAATGAGTCTTGTAAAAATTAATAAGCAATTAAATCTTGCTGATGACGCTGATGAGACGGCTGTCATTAAAGCAATCGAGACACTACAACTGTCAGTAAAGCAGTCTAACACTGAAAAAGTGGAAGCGCTCCTTACGCTAGGAGCTGCAAACGGACATGTAACAGACACTAATGTTGATAACTATCGAAAATTAGCATCTGCCGACTACGATACAGTATCTAAATTGCTATCAGTGAAGACACTGACTGCCGAAACACCAGATACAAAAGAAGTACCAAAACAGGAAGAAAGTGTAGCTGATGCGCTGAAGAAACTAAGTAGCGGTAAGGGTAAGAATACTGAAGATGCGGAGATGACCTTTGACAAACTCAGCAAAGATAATCCGAAGGAGCTACTCAGAATCAAGAATGAAGACCCTAAGTTGTATGCTAAACTGGCGGCTGACTACGCAAAGACAATATAATTTATTTCAGTAACCATTTATAAAAAATTAAAAGCAATGGCAATTTTAACGGAAGTATGGGCTAGAGATATTGCGGAGAAATTGTTTCCCGTTGATAGCTTTGTCATGCAATCAGTATCAGATGATGCATGGGTAAATAATAAAACAGTGCACAGGCCACAGGCCGGAGCATTGCCGGCAGTGGAGATCAACAGATCATCTTTTCCGGCTACATCAGTACAGCGTACTGATACTGATAACAGCTACGACATGGATGAATTTACATCTGATCCGACGCTGATCAGAGACATAGAAGAGGTGGAAGTGTCTTATGCAAAAAGACAATCTGTATTACAGAATCACATATCTCAGCTGAATGTGAAGATCGCAAATCAGATCGCTTACAGATGGGCTGCATCAGGTGCTGCCAATATCCTGAGAACCACAGGAAGTAATACAGCAGCCAATACACCTGCGGCTACAGGATTGAGAAAGATGCTGACACTGAATGATCTTCTGATTGCAAAAAACACCTTTGACGATATGGATGTACCGGCTGATGGCAGATTTATATTGCTTCCGGCAACCATGTTTAACAATCTGGTAAATGCTGAGAAAACTATCTTGCTTAGCTCTGACTTCAGATCAGATGCAACCGTAAAGGATGGTATGGTGACTAAGATATTCGGGTTTAATATCTTCACCAGAGGCAGAGAGAATGTACTCAGATACAGTAATGCAGGTACGCCTGTAGTCATAGCACCATCAACAGCAGGCGCGGCTACAGATAATGCAGCTGCATTATTGTGGCACAAGAATTTTGTGGCCAAAGCAAAAGGTGCAGTAAAAGTTTACTCGGATATAGATAAGCCTGAGTATTACGGTTCTGTATTCTCATCAATGGCCAGAGCAGGAGGACAGAAAATATACACAACACAAACAGGCGTACTCGCCATTGTGGAAGCTGTAGGCGCATAATAACATTGGGATTGGGGTAAGGAGTCGGTGTAGGGACTGGCTCCTTTTTTAAAAAACAAGTATTAAAAAATTCAAACATTATCATGAAAATCAATTTTAATTATCTTATCATATTTGCCTTGATGGCATTTTTGTTACCGTCCTGCGAGAAGGACAGGCCCGTCGACAGCGACAAATATGCACAGACAGAACTCAGAGCCGCCGGCAATGATATTCTGTGCTGCACAGATGCACCACTGAGCAATCCTAACGTAGATTGCGGATATGATGCATCGCTCTGTTATACCCTTGTGGATAGTACGATCACGGGATTCCTGGTGACACCACAGCGGTCTGATAAGAATGGTTGTGTACCTGAAGGATACTGCTGGACGGCTCTTAGTCATCACAATGTAGAGTACTGGTATGATTATTCTTCCGGAATCTACTACCTGGATGACGGTACAGACAATTGTGGCGGATGGACATACGGCATCAAAACAACGACCAAGACAACCGGTATGCTGGATAATATTTCGATGGCCTTCCCATACACTAACTGGAATACAGGACTACCGGAGACGCAATATTGTGATCTGTACTTCAACTATCATCCTATACCTGATCAGAGGCTTGGTGAATACTCCAGATCCTACTGGCGACATGGTGTCGACAGTTGTGATGCAGATATCATAGATCTATACCTGGAGGGAAGATTCAGGTTAAGAGCTTGGCAGTTGATAGCAGCTGATGTAGATGCCAATGGTACGGTCGACAGTCTGGATAGTGAGATGATCAGACAGCTCGCAGGTGTGACGGCGCTGGATAAGTTTCCGGTCTCGAGTGTGACCGGATGTATAGGCTACGGTAAGACACCATACATATATATCAATCAGAAGGCTTACGAATATGCCGCTACCGTGTGGGAACCTGCTGATGATCACATGAGCCTGACCAGACTTGCCTATATCAATGTGGACCTGCCGAAAAGATTTAAGGATCCGGTAACATCTTGTAAAGAGCCAAATCCCTGGGGAGCCTTCAACGCAGTTCCTTATAACTATGGGCTTGGGAAGCAAGTCTACGCGATCAAACGCGGTGATGTGAATTCATCTCATGATCCGGCACTTGACATCATTAAGATCATAGGCGGATAAGGAGTATGGATAAGCTGATAAAATTTGAGAGTTGGGAAGTAACTTGGGGTGTGATGCTGGGAGCCATTTTCTCATTTTTATCACCTGTAGCGCCTTTCATCGCGCTGGCTGTAGTGCTGATATGCGCGGACTGGTGGAGCGGCGTGAAGGCTGCCAAAAAAAACAAAGAAGCCATCAATAGTGATGGATTTGCCAGAACGCTTGAAAAGTTTGCACTGTATACCACGATGATATTTTCATCTGAAGGAATCAGGCTGGTATTTTTTGAAGGGTTTAAAAACTCGTTGGTACCGGTCATTGCTGAGTTTCCGATCACATACATCGTATCATTTGCGATCTGTATGAGAGAATTTAAGAGCCTGTCTGAAAATGCTTATGTGCTGACAGGCCTGGATATATGGAGCATAGTCGCAGATAAAATAGAAAACGTTTTTTCATTATTTAAAAAACAAAAAGACAAGGACAATGAGCCCTAAAGAATTAAAATCATTTTTTGACGTATATCCGGAAGCGGTGGTATATAAAGTAGGTCAAAGATTCTTCCTGAGTAAGGATAAAAATCTGGCTGAAGACTATGCCAGGACTAAGGAACTGGAAGTCGAAACGATAACCAAAAACAGCAAGTCGGAAAAAGACCCTGCGGCAGAAGCAAAAGCAGCGGCAGAAGCTGCGAGTAAAGAATCAAAAAAGTAAGCAATAATGGCACTAAATAGTATAACTTTCGAAACGGTAGCCGGTGGACTAGGAAGACTTCCAGCTGGTGAAGATCATATATCGGCTATAGTCATGCCACTGGTGTCATCACCGGCAGCCTGGGGTACAGCCATAGGTAAAAGATACGTCAGCACAGAAGAGGCCGAACAGGACCTTATCACTTCTGACAGTGTCAATTATGGCCTGTTGCATTACTTCATTTCTGAATATTTCAGAATGAGCGGTCCTTCAGAGTTGTATGTGGTCAATGAGACAGGTGCCGGTTTTGGTGCTGAAAAATTTGCTGAGATAACAAAAGGTACTGTCAGACAGATATTCTGGTATGGTGTGACTGCATTTGCCGGTATAGCTGCCAAAGTAGGTACACTGAAGACCTTCAGTGATGCACTGGAAGCGGCCTTCATCCCTGCGGTGATCATCACCAATGTAAAGGATGAGGCGACTGCGGTCACCAGTGGTGTGGCTGACCTGAGAGCACTGGCAGCGGATACTATCTCTGTCATAATCAGTGGTGATGGCTCCGGTAGCGGAAAAGCACTGGCTGATGCACTGACCATCAAGTATGTGAATGGTGGTGGTGCGATGCTGGGAGCGCTGTCCAGAGCGGCTGTTCATGAAAATGTAGGCTGGGTAGGTAAGTTTCCGCTGGCCAATGCTACAGACTATCAGGATGTGATCTTATCTGACGGTCAGAAAGTAAGGTCACTTACATCTACTCTACTCAATGCGATCAATGACAAAGG